CTGCTTAAATTGCACTCTCTGGTAGCTATTTAGGTTACTAAGAGGGATCTCTGTTTCTCTCCTCCGCTTTTCCTGCTCTGGAGTTTCATAGGGATTACTCATTTTCTTTCTCTTATCCCTATCTGAGGATGTATAATAAGGATCATGCTCTCTTAGCCATTTATCCGCCTCATCTTCCTCACGCCTAAACTTACTCAAATCCCTCCACCGCCTCTCTGCATCTATCACACACCATAGAGCCCTCTGGTATTATCTCCCCACACATTACACATCTGCTATCTGTAGGGATCTCTTTACTCCTTACTGCCTTGTACTCATAAATCCTTATGGTATCGTGTACTACTCCGCACTCATCTATAAAACATAGAGGTGTTTCTCCTCTCGGTCTTTTCAATTCTATGTAAGATCCGTTTTCATCGGTTCCACACTTTATTAAACTCATCT